TGATGTTACATTAACTGGAGAAGGTTCAGAGCTTGTAAAAGAAAAGTCTTATGGTTTAGCTGTTGGAGAAAGAACAGGTAAATATCTATACGGTTTAGCTAAGTCATTCAATGTATTAGACAGAGTAGGCTTTAGAGCTAGACTAGCTAAAGACCAACAAAAAGAATTAAACTTTTTATTAAGAGATAAAATGGTAGTTGGAACTAAACAAGAAGCTCAAGAAAAAGGTAAGTTTTGGATTAGAGATTTAGTTGGTAAAGATTACAAAGGTATTAAAGTTACTGAAGATGTTGCAGTTTCTTATGGTGGTAAAAACTTTGATGGTACTGAAGGTGTTAGAAATATACTAGATGGTTCATTTAGTGATTTAAGTATTGCAGGTTTATTTAAAGCTGGAACAATAAACAAGGGTGGATTTTTACCAAGACTATTTAACTATAAAGCTTTAAAGAAAAATAGAGAAAGATTTCAACAAGATTTAATTGATGCAGGACATGCTAATCCTATTAATGATATAGATGAAATAACTATTAAAACTTCTGACAATGTAAAAGTTCAAGGTATTAAAGAAGATGCTGTTGGATTAGATGAAGAAATATTCGGTGTTAATTTTTTAAAACTTGCAGACGGTGACGAAGCATTAGCTAAACAATTAAAAGCTTCTCGTATTGTAGATGATATGTTAGAGCAACGCTGGACTCCTTTTGAAGTAAAAATGATGACTAAAGAAAAAGTTGTTGGGGATTCTGCAGGGTATTTACAAGCTAGAAGATTTACTAATCTTGATGATAATAAAATTGCATATGTATTAGAAGATGATACACAACAAATATTAGAAGACTATTTTACTAATGCTGCTAGAGCTATTGAAAGGTCTAATTACTTTGGTAGGAACATAGCAGAGTTTGAAAAAAATAGTATAATTCCTATTAGACTAGAACTATTAAAAAGTGGTATGAGTGAAAACGAAGTTACTGGAGTTCTTGATGGTCTTAGAAATATGCACAAACGTGTAACTGGAATTGAAACTGATGCACAGTCTGTATGGAAAAAAAACGGATGGGCAAGAAATGCTGCTGATTGGGGCAAACTAACACAGCAGATGGCTCACTTACCCTTTGCTACTTTGTCTAGTGTTACTGAACCTTTTTTACTTTTAAGTAGAGCAGGTAAATCTGATGCTCCTCAAGTTATAAGTGATATAGGAAATGCTTTAGCTAAAGAAGGTAAAAGTGTTATAGATAGAACTATAAAAGGTTTTCAACGTGGAGTCTTACGTCAAAGAGTTAAAGGTATAAAAGACATAGATGATGAAGCATGGGGAGAGTTATATCAAACTGGACTAGCTTTAGAACAAGCAGTACAAGAAAGGCTTGAAGGTCTTGCAGGTGAAGGACTACATGGTGGTGTAGCTAAGACTTTACAGCAAGGATTCTTTAAAGTTAATTTACTTACACAGTGGACAAAGGCTGTTCAACTTGCATCATTTACTACAGGTAAAAGATTAATAAAACAAAACGCTGAGAAACTTTCTAAGGGTGGCTTAAGTGCTAGTAAAGAAAAATATCTTACTAAACAACTCGGAGACTTAGGAGTTAAAGCAGACGACGCTGTTGCATGGTATAAAAAATCTACAGTTAATGGTAAGTGGGATGATAATATAGCACGTAGTCAAGACTTTTATCAAGAACAGTATACTTCAGGAGCTAATAGATTTGTAAAAGAAATTATACTTAACCCTAGTACTGCAGAAGCTAACAGACCTTTATGGTTTTCAACACCTGCAGCTCAAATGTTAGTACAGTTTGCAGGATATCCTACAGTATTTAATAACACTATACTTAAAAGATTTGCAAATGAAGCTGTTAATAGCCCAGCACAATCAATACCTAAAGCAATACCTACAGTTATACTTATGAGTTCAGTAGCTCATGTAGGTAATATAATTAGAAGTCAGGGACAAAATTTAAAAGATTATGAAACTGGAGCAGATAAAGAATCAGGTCAATTAATATTTGAAGCTGTTAGAAGATGGGGAGGTTTAGGACCTTTTGATTATGCAGCAAGATATGATAATGAATATGACAGAAATGTAGGAACTTTAACGGCTTCTTTAAAAACTTTTGCAGGTCCATTACCACAAGATTTTATTGATGGTGTATTATATAGAAAAGGTATACCTGAAATAATGGTTACTAATGTTCCCGGATATGGATTATTACCTGCAGATACTAGAAAAGCTATGAGAGCTGCAGCAAGAGGAACATCTAGTAAAGATGAAGAATATAAAGTAAGACAATATTCTAAAGGTGGTATAGTTTTAAACGTACCTAACGTCAAAGACGAACCTGATGAAATGATAAATAGGAATACAGGATTACCTTTTAACGCAACCTCAGAAGCTGCACAAGACATTGAAGATAGAGAACTTAAATCACAAATGATAGGACTGGGTTTAAGAGAGCCTTTTGTAGTTGGTGGATTAGCAAAAGCTTTAACTAAAACAATTAAAGGTAAACAAAGAAGTAGTAAAAGATTGAGAAAAAATTATTTAAACCTAGACTATTTAGAAACTTTAAAACCTAAGTCAGCTAAAGCAGTTTCTGAATCTAAGTTTAATAAGTCTGCAAAAGATGTTCATGATTTATTAATGAATGGACAAATTACTATTAAAAAAGCTGAGACTTATTTAAAAGATTATGGCTATCGAAACGAAACTGTTAAAAAAATAGTTAGAAGTTTTAAAGAAGTTGGTTATGGACTCGGTGATGATTTTGTAAGCTATAGAGAACCTTTTGTTTTTGGTGGTTTAGCTATGTTAGGTAGAAAAAATTTAATGAAGTTAATGACTGAACAAATTAATAATCCTAAACATTTAAAAAATCCACCTTCTAAATCTACAGCAGTTAAAGTAAAAGATAAAATTAAAAAAGAAGAAGATTTAACTAATGATGATTATCAATATATGATAGAAGATGACAGTTATATTATAACAGGAGAAGAGGGTGAAAGGTTTGCAAGAATTAATTCTACAGAATTACCTGAAAAATTAATTAGTGAATACGATAACATTGCAAAAAAAGGAGAAGGATATAAAAAACCAGATATAGGATATTATCAAAAATCATATGCTGGTAGCTTTGAAAAAATTAATCCTGATATAAAAAGAGCTGTAGAATATATGCCTCCTGAAAAATTTGTAATGATGAAAAGAAACATAGAAAGGCTTGAAAAATATTCTGAATTTGAATTAAAACAAAGACAACAAGCAAGAGAAGATTATTGGGAAATGCAAAAAGGTTTAATTGATGCCCGTAACTTAGAAGATAAAACAGGATTAGAAGACTCTATAAATTTATTAGAAACAAAATCTAAAGAAATAATAAATTTTTTAAAAACAAAATTTAATGAAAATCCTCAAGGTATAAGTGAATTAGATTATAAAGGATTAGGAATATATGATGAATATAATCCAGATTTTATTAAGTATAATGAAATAGAAATAATTGGTAAATTAAAATAATAGTTAAATTATAATGAACATAGAACTATGTAAAGAACAAATTAAAAGACACGAAGGCGAAGTACTAAACATTTATGAAGATAGCTTAGGCTATAAAACTTTAGGAGTTGGACACCTTTGCAAACCCGAAGACCCTGAATATGATTGGGCAATTGGTACATCTGTATCTCAAGAAGTAGTAGATATGTATTACGAAGATGACTTTGACAAATATTACATGAAAGCCATATATGTCTTTGGAAGACACGAAGACTGGGATAACTTACCAGAAGTTATACAAAGAGTGTTAGTAAACATGTGTTTTAATCTCGGTGCTACAAAACTTTCAAAGTTTCGTAACATGTTGAAAGCTTGTAGAGAACATGATTGGGCGAAGATGGCTGCAGAAATGGAAGATAGTCGTTGGTATGGACAAGTTGGTAGACGTAGTAAAGAATTACAAGATATGGTATTGGGAATATGAAAATTATAGATAAATTAATAAAGCCAGTAACTGAAATTCTTGATAAATTTATACCTGATGCTGATACTAAACAAAAGATTGCACATGAAATTGCTACTATGTCTGAAAAACATATACACGAAATTGCTAAAGCACAAATAGAAGTAAACAAAGAAGAAGCTAAAGGTAACTGGTT